AAGGCGGAAGACTGTTGTAGTCTCTTGCGAACCTCTCTGCTGTATGCTATCATTTGAGCAAATGTGCTGATAGCAGCAGATTCTGCAAAAGCAAGCGCAGATGGAATTTCCATCTGCGCTTTTTGTTTGTCTGGAGGTTCTCATGATCTGTCCTCATTGCAAGCAAGAAGTTGAAGGCATCATACCGCAGCAGCCGATTGTCAATCTCAATCTAGCTGCTGCTGCCGCCAATCCTATGCCGTCTATTATGCTCAATTCGGTGTGTGCTGCACCTGCCGCCGCTCTCACCTTCACACCAACGTATATCAATTTCAATGCTAATGGCTGCGCTGGTGTCCAGCCGATTCACTATTGCACGTTCTAGGAGCAACACATGGCACGCCGCGCCTGGATACTACGCTACTTGCTTGAGGATGCGCTGCTTGGCATTCTTGTGCGCCTCGTCCTGCTGAAACGGAGGTGGAAACTATGACCTGGCTACCGATCTATCGGGTGTATTGTCCTGTATGTGAAGAGTTCGCGCCTGTCCTCATCTGGATCAGTTCTTTTGCCTACATGTGTCCTGCCTGTGTCTGTGATGCCTTGGAGAAGAAGCAATGACCACACACTCTCATCTTGATGCCACCACACAAACCTGGCACAAGCCCGATGAGCCACGCGCCTTTACGCTCAAGTTTGATCAATCTAAACTCAAGTCTGCCAACCCTGTCAGACGGCAAGAGTACCAGGAGTGGAAAGAAGTGGAAGGCATTCTCTTCACCAGCGGCTCCGTGTGCCTGGATCGAAGTTACATGAACTACTTCCCTACACTCACGGATATGTGTGACTCCTTCGGCACCATTGGAAAATATGAGATTGAATGGCTGGATGAGCAAGAAAGTGAGCCTGTGGAATGAGCGAAGAGCACAACATCTATCACCTGAATACACCCTACAATCCCCTGGCCGGTGGTGCATCGGTGACTCATCTCTATCCTCATATCGTCACGCTCAATCCTTCCAATCCCCCCGCATTCACACTCATCAATACCAGGGAATACAATGATCTGCTCTCACAACGACAGAACTTGCAGGCCGTCATTCGTAACGTGACGCACTACCTCATCGCCAAGCAAGACATAGGCGAACTCTCAGCCGTCGAGGATGCCTTGCTGCTGGCGTGCGAGCGAGCGATGGGCCAGGAGGCAGTGTGAGCAGGGTACAGCGTGATACACCTATAAAAAAGACGAAGCAAGACCTCTTTCTTGAAGAGTTCGCCAAGCATGGCAATATCACGCTGGCCTGCCGGAAAGCAGAGATCGGACGCATGACGCTCTATCGCTGGAAAGAGAAGAGCGATACGTTCCTTGTGCGCTTCAATCAAGCCTTTGAGGAAGCCAAGGATGCCATCCGTGCTGAGATATACCGGCGTGGGAAGGAAGGTTGGGATGATGGCGTTGTCCACAAGTACAGTGATACCCTACTTATCTTCCATGCCAAGATGCTCATGCCTGAATACCGTGATAAGAGCCTAATCGAGATGAGTGGCTCACTCGATATCACAGGCGCACGCGAAACGCTACTTACCAAGTTAGGAACAATCACACGTGCCACACACAACGACCAAAACGAAATTGACTAGCTTCCTCTCATTGGAAGACGCTCGCACCTTCTCACGCTTACCTGCTGAGAAGAAGATGGAGTTTGTCTCTACATTGACCGACGCGGAAGCAGCACAATTGCGTTACCTGTGGGAAGCATGGGCGCGTGATAAGCAACTTGCACCTGTGGGCAAATGGGTTGTGTGGCTCGTCATGGCCGGGCGTGGTTTTGGGAAGACGCGCTCAGGCGCGGAATGGATACGTAAGCATGCAGAGAGTGGCAAGGTACGGCACATGTCGCTCATTGGTCGCACCGCAGCCGATGTACGTGATGTGATGGTGGAAGGCGAAAGTGGCATCCTTGCCTGCTCTCCATCGTGGGCATATCCCAAGTATGAGCCGAGTAAGCGCCGTCTCACCTGGCCTAACGGCTGCACTGCTACCACGTTTAGCGCTGATGAGCCTGATGCATTGCGCGGTCCACAGCATGAGAAAGTATGGGCCGATGAACCGGCGGCATGGCAATATCAGGATACGTGGGACCAAATGATGTTTGGCTTGCGTCTTGGGAGCAATCCACAGTGTGTTGCTACCACGACACCGCGTCCAACGAAGTTGATCAAAGCACTTTTCAAGGCAAAGACGACGCATATCACCAAAGGCACGACCTATGAGAATAGAGAGAATCTCGCATCTACCTTCTTTAGCCAGGTTGTAGGAAGGTATGAAGGGACGCGCCTCGGACAACAGGAACTCTGCGCAGAGTTATTAGACGATGCTGAAGGCGCTTTATGGAAACGTGAGGCAATGATAGAGGCATATCGTGTCACCTCCTATCCTGATCTCATGCGTATTGTGGTCGGGGTAGACCCGGCAGTGAGTGACCATGAGGATAGTGCAGAGACGGGTATTGTGGTCGCTGGCATTGATGCATCAGGGCATGGGTATGTGCTAGATGATAAGAGTCAGCAAATGTCACCGCACACCTGGGCATCTGAGGTGGTAGCATCCTACTACAAGTACAAGGCAGATCGCGTCATCGGTGAGCAGAATAATGGCGGTATCCTCGTAGAGACAAATATCCGCACAGTAGATAAGGATGTATCTTATAAGCAAGTCTATGCCTCACGTGGCAAGTATACCCGCGCTGAACCAGTAGCATCCCTCTACGAGCAGGGCAAGATACATCATGTTGGCATGTTTCCCTTGCTTGAAGATCAGATGTGTCAGTGGGAACCGCTTACAGGTCAAAAGTCACCTGACAGGTTAGATGCGCTGGTCTGGGCCTTGACTGAATTGATCGTTTCGCGTGCGAGCAGTCCAGGGGTATTAGACCTGGAAGAGCAAACAGCAGAAGAGCAAGCACAAAACGCGGAAGCAAAGAAAAAGGAAATAGAGAAGCTTGCAAATCCCTTTTCATGGGCTGAATCTCATGAGCAAGGAGGTGACTGGTCATGAGCAGACGCAATAGACGACAACGCCACTATGACAACGACTCTAAAGCCGACCCGAATGTGGCCTATGTCGTGTCTCAGCAGGGCGTTGCCGCACCTGCCATGATGCCGCGCAATATGCGTTCCTACATCCAGGAAGGCTATAGAAGCTCCAAGACCGTCTTCCGTGTCGTTGGTCACATCGCGCGCGCTGCCGCCGGTATCAAGTGGAAGCACTACACCGACGAGAGCAAGAAGCGCGAAATCACCACCTCACCCCTGCTTGACCTGTGGAAGAATCCCGCGCCCAAGGTGGCAGGGACACAATTCAGAGAGGCCATGATTGCTTACTACTGCATGACCGGCAATTCCTACCTACTCGGTATCAATGCCAACCAGAATCCTACTGCACCATTCGATGAACTCTACAATCTCAGACCTGATCTGACGAAGATCAAGTTAGATGAGGACGGGCCGCTCTACTACGAGTTTGGCAACTTCACGCCGCCACGCCGCTATCCGGAGCCATTTGTGATGCATAACAAACTATTTGCAGGCAACGACGACGTGTATGGTATGTCACCTGTCGAGGTGGCTGCACTGTTGATCGATACGCAGAAGGCTGGACAGAAGTGGAACCTTGGCCTCCTCAACAACATGGCGCGGCCAGGTGGAGCATGGGTGACGGATGCGCTGCTCGGCGCTCAGGAATACAAGACGCTGAAGGATGAGATACGCAAGAAGTTCGCAGGTCCGCGTAACGCTGGTGAAACGGCCATCTTACATGGCGGTGTCAAGTGGCAGAGTATGAGTATGTCACCTTATGAACTGGACTGGCTTGAGAGCGACACGAAGGGTGATCGTGATATAGCGGGCATCTTCTTTAACTTTCCCTTATTCCTGTTGGGCTTGGCTGACTCCACCTTCAGTAATCAGGAGGAAGCCCGCTATGCGCTCTATACTGAGATCGTCTTTCCTATCCTGGATATGTTCCAGGATAGCTTGAATATGTGGCTCACGCCGCGCTATGGTGGGTATCTTGGCTACGACCAGGAGGAC